GAATGGATAGGCAAGCCTGTTCAATTGCAACTATTTCAGAAATCATATATATCCGCTCTTTTTGGATTTGTACACAAAGAAACAGGTATAAGGCGTTTTAAGGAAACGCTTTTTTTAGTTGCCCGGAAGAATGGGAAATCAACCATGCTTTCAGGGATAGCATTATATATGTTGGTCGCAGACGGCGAAGGCGGAAGTGAGATATATTCTGTTGCGACCAAAAAAGACCAAGCCAGAATCGTTTTTACGGAAGCGGTTAATATGGTTAAACAATCGCCTGCATTATCAAAGCATATTCATAAAAGGAAATCCGACATGTATATGCCACTTACGTTCTCGAAGATTGAACCATTAGCCTCCGATAGCAATAGTCTCGACGGTTTAAATAGCCATTGTGTAATTATAGATGAATTGCACGCCATAAAAGACCGTAATCTATACGAGGTAATGAAACAATCTATGAGTGCAAGACGTCAACCGCTCTTGATTATGATAACAACCGCAGGAACGGTTAGAGAGTGCATATTTGATGATATGTATGATTATGCTTGTAAGGTTGTTGATGGTACAATCGAAGACGACAGGTTTTTACCTGTTCTGTACGAATTGGATAATCGAGAGGAATGGACGGACTGGCGGATGTGGCAAAAGGCTAACCCTGGGCTTGGTACAATAAAAAAGGTTGAAGATTTAGCCGAGAAGGTTGAACGTGCTAAAAACAACCCTAAAGATTTGCCTGGTATTCTTTGCAAGGATTTTAATATCCGAGAAACTGTAGCAGGCACATGGTTGACATTTGAAGAAATAAATAATACCGAGACATTTAACATAAACGAATTTAAAGATTGTTACAGTATTGGCGGAGTCGATTTATCGAGTACAACCGACCTGACGTGCGCAACACTTATTTTTATGAAGAAGGATAATAAAAAGAAATTCGTGTTGCAACAATATTTTTTACCTGAGGATTTACTCGAGAAAAGAGTTGAAGAGGATAAGATTCCATACGACAAATGGAAAAGCCGAGGATTGTTAACAACAACAGCAGGCAACAAAGTTGATTACCATTATGTGACCGACTGGTTTGTAGAGATGTTTAGAAAATACGGAATACGTCCTCTTTGGATAGGTTACGACCCGTGGAACAGTCAATATTGGATTGAAGAGATGAAAGACGCTGGCTTTGAAATGATAGAGGTTAGACAAGGATTTAAAACATTAAGCCAACCAATGAAGGAATTGGAAGCTGATTTAAAAGCGCATATGATAAATTATAATAACAATCCGATATTGAAATGGTGTCTAACCAATACTTCAATCAAAGTTGATGAAAATGGAAATATACGTCCAATAAAAGGACGAAATTTAAGACAAAGGATAGACGGAACGGTAAGCTTATTGATTGCTTATGTGATATTACAATTAAAGCTTAACGATTATATGAGTCTGATTTGAAAGGCGGTGAAAAATTGAGAAAACAAATACGAAGCTTGTTTAATATGATATTTGGAAAACAGAAGCAGGAACAACCGACAGGCGAATATACACAACTCAAATTATTAAATGGTTGGTTGCCTGTTTTTTCACCGTTCGGACAAAACGCTTATGCAAGCGACGTGGTTAGGTCGGCGATAGATACAATCGCAAGGAATGGAGCAAAGTTAACACCGAAACATATACGCAGAGCAAATGGGCAAATAATGCCTATTCACGATAATATAGAAGATTTGTTACGTGTTCAACCAAATCCGTACATGAACGCTTACGCATTTTACTACAAAATAATCACGCAGTTATACCTGCAGAATAATGCCTTTGTATTTATAGATTATGACAGCGTAGGTAACATAAACGGATTTTATCCAGTGAATCCAATATATTTAAATTTGGTTGAATTCAATGGCGAGATATATGCCAAATTCCTGTTTTTATCGGGAGACACGATAGTTTTACCGTATACGGACTTAATTCATTTAAGACGGTTCTATAACGACCACGATTTTTACGGTCAACCTAACGACACTGCAATAATGCAGACGTTGGACGTCTTAAATACAATCAACCAAGGTATTGAAAACGCTATTCAGTCGAGTGCCTCGTTGCGAGGTATCTTGAAATTTACACAATCCATGCTGAAGGAATCAGATATAATAGCGCAAAAGCAGAAATTCGTTAATGATTATCTCAATATTAGTAACAATGGCGGAATAGCGGCGCTGGACGCTAAAGCCGATTACATCCCTTTGGATAATAATCCGAAAATCGTTAATGCTCCGCAAATGGATCTTATTGAGCAGAAGATTTACAAATATTATGGTGTCTCAAAAGAGATAATCATGAGCAATTATAACGAGGATCAATGGAACGCCTTTTATGAAAGCACAATAGAGCCACTTGCGGTGCAAATGAGCCTTGAATTTACAAATAAGATATTCACAGAAAGAGAAAAAGGCTTTGGGAATGAGATAATTTTTGAAAGTAATAGGCTGCAATATGCTTCAAATACTACAAAGACAACTTTAATTCAACAATTAATGCCTCTTGGCGTGTTATCAGTTAATGAAGCAAGAGAAATTCTTAACATGGCACCAGTCGAAGGTGGCGATGTAAGACTTCAAAGTTTAAACTTCGTTAACGCAATGAAGGCAGATATTTATCAAGGAGTTGAAGGAGGTGATAATAGTGCCAGCGATACCGTACCGCAAAACACCAACCAGTGACAAATCATGGGATGGACCTAAAAACGAAGCAAATTTAAAGACAGGACAAGATGAAAGTTACTACAAAAAAGCCTACGCATGGCAAGACCCAGACGGAAACCCAAAAACTAAAGCAGCATATAAATTTATCCACCATGAAGTTGACAGTAATGGAAATATTGGTGACGCTAATATAAAAGGTTGTATTTCAGGAATAGCAGTTTTAAACGGTGCAAGGCAAGGAACAACGATACCGAAAAGCGATTATGAAGGCGTGTATAATCATCTTGCGCATCATATTAAGGACGCAGGACAAGAACCGCCAGAATTAAAACGAAACTTAAAAACGTCAAAGGAAATTAGGACATTACAATCAAGGTTAGAGGTTAGAAATCTTAACGATAGCGATAATCCTAAGGAAGTAATTGAAGGATACGCACTAAAGTTTAATAAAATGAGCGATACCTTAGGTTCATTTTTAAAGTTTAGAGAAAAAATAAATCCTAACGCTTTGGATAATGCAGATATGACGAACGTAGTAGCAACCTTTAACCATGACGAGAATAAAGTATTAGGTAAAAGTACAATCAAAGACGGTATTGGTTCATTACAATTATCAGTTGATAATATTGGTTTGAAATTCAGGTGTATTCCAACTGATACAACCTATTCGAGAGACTTAAAAGAAAATATCAAAGCAGGTGTAATAAATCAATGTAGCTTTAGTTTTACGCTTGCAGATGATGAAGACGCCGACACCGTTAATTATGACGAACAAACGCAAACATATGAAAGAACAATAAATAAAATAGGAAAAATTTATGATGTGGCTGTTGTAACAACACCAGCTTATCCTGATACGGAGGTGGTTATTGGTCAAAGGTCTTTAGCTAAAATGCAGAACGATATTTTACGAAAAAAATTAATTATTAAAACTTATTTATAAGGAGTGAAGAAATATGAACATAGAAAAAAGGTTATCGGAAATTTCCGATAGAAAAGTTGAAATAAGGAAATTGCTTGAAGGTAACGAGAATATTGACTTAAATGCAATAAAAACTGAATTAGAAACTCTTGAACAGGAAGAAAGAACTCTCCATGCGAAAAAAGAAATAATGGACAGCATAGCAAACGGCACATTAGAAGGAAGAAAAATTGATAAACCAGACATTGAAGTAAGAGATAGAGATAATTTAAACAAAATGAGTTTTAACGGTTTGATTTCTCAGAAAGAATATAGAACAGCTTTCTTAAAAAAGTTGCAGTCTAAACCGTTGAATGAAACCGAACAAAGAGCAATGGCAGCTATGGACAGAATATTAGAA